CCTTTCTTTTTGCAGTATTTGCCGCAACGTCCAATTCTTATATCCATTACCCGAGTATTTACGGTCAAGGAGTGAGCTGTCTATGGAAATGGTCTTTTCTTTTATGGCTTTGTAGAACATAAAGGCACATTGCGACTTCAAATCCTTATAGAGATACTTGATACCCTCTCGTTCGTACTTATCAAGAGCTATTGGTGCTGCCTGATTATTGAATGGGGCCGCATCAGGGAAATATCCTTTAAAATACTGCCCAATACCCTGCATATCGTAGGTAAAGTTGCATTCCTCCACTCCCCACTCTTTTAGTTTAGCTTTGACTACAGATACTACCGTCTTGGAATCAAGTCTCATTACAACCAAATCCTTTGTATGATTTCCGACCCAATGCCACATGACGAAGTTATCACCGCCCGTGAATGCAATATCGGCAGAAGCACGGCGCACCCCATCCCCTATCTGAATAGGATTATCGAATATGGCCTCTAAATCCTCCATTTTCACCATATCGTCGCCTGCCGCTTTCCAATTCCAATTTGCTTCAAGGTCACGCATGCGCTGTTCTTCATCTTGTTGTGCAAGGTTGGCGATATAGGATGGGTCTGTGGCAATCAGTTTGACGTTCTCCGACACATCAGCACGAATGAATGTTGCCGATTTGATGAACATTTCGAGTTTGGTGTAGCCAAGTTCAGCGTAACTCTCCTTCCAAAGCGAGTCAATAATCTGCGCGCACTGCTCATAGACCTCCTCACGGGTATCTCCCCAAAAGATTTGGTCGGGCGTGTCTCCGTCCATGAAGCAGTAGCGTATGACGCCATCACGCTCGGGAATGATGTAGCCATCTTCATCTACCCACCAATCGATGAACTTACGTACCCAACTCTCCGGGTCAGGGTTGCACGTTATCCAAAACCGATTGCGTATGCGTGCGGCGTTTCGGTTGTTGGTGAGAAGGTATTTGAATTTCTTATATTCTATCTGCGTACCCTCATCGACAGCAATATAGGCGTACTGCCTGCCTTGGAAGCGTGTCCTGAAGTCTTGGTATGCACCTGCGTAGTATGAGAATTTCAGCCATCCCCCATTATCGAAGTTCCAAGTCATGTCGTTCTGCGACTTGTTGTAAGTGCCAAATTGCGTGTATAGCTTGTAAGAATCGGACACGAGTGACTGCAAGTCGTCCTTCTCGTTACGGAGTATCAGCGCATGGAAATCAGGGGTCTTGATGTCCTTGAGAGTTTCCATGAGGGAGCTAAAAGATTTGCTGTTGTGGGTAACGATGAAATCGTCAATCACAAATAAAGAATCAGGGCTTTCCACTGCGATGCAGCAGCAATCTTGATAGCCAACACTCTTGCACGATTTTATGCGCCTTTTAAACTCCTTGCGAATATGATTAAACGAGACTTCCCATTTATTGCCCACTTTCTCCACATAGGCTACAGACCCAAGGCTATCAACGAGGAATTTTAAGTTAAGAGCGTCTGATTTGCGTTTGAACTTCCTCACCCATACCAATCCGCCTCGCCTAAAAGAAGTTCTACCAGATGTAGTTATGATGGAATAAAGCGTGTGCAATCGTTCAAGTTTGGAAGCCAGCCCCATATTCTCATTTAGCTGAACGGATTTACATACAGGTACTGCTATCTTGTATCCCTTTTCAATAAAATGTGAAATATCAGAGGCAAAAAAGGCATGTTGCCTCCCATCATTCCATTTTTCATTCTTGATGTAAGTATTCCAAATGTGGTCTTTTGAGCAAACTACTTTTGCTCCATCGTGGAATGTTATCTGAATGCATGGTAATTGCGGATAGAAAGAATTGTTTAGTACTTTGTGTTTCTCTCCATCAACACCAATCACGTAATCACCATACTTCAATGTGCGTATTTCCCTGAATCCATTAGGAGTTAGTACACGAGTATGCTTTTCGAGCGGGCCTCCACGAGAGCCACCAACTACTTTAATATCCGCATCTATGGCAAGCATACGCTCCTGTGCACCACGCTGAGCGATAATCTTCAACTTGTCGGGAGATTTTCGGTCAGCATCACGTAATGACTGCACATATTCCTGCGTATATACAGGCTCGCCATTGGGTAATTTGTATTCTGAAAGTTGCCTTACTTGCATAAATATACAATTTATATTGCAAAAATATGCAATTTTATTTGGATTATACGTAAAATATACATATTTTTGCGATTATTATTGCATAAATATGCAAATATAACAAATCACGGAGTGGCGCAAAGGTAGCGTAGTTGGCTCATAACCAATATGTCGGGAGTTCGATTCTCCCCTCCGTAACGAATTTCAGGATAACATTAACCTTTTTATGGAAAGAGAAGAACTCTACAAATTAGTAAAAGAAGCGTTGGGAAGTACCCAGCTTATCAGAGTGACCAAGCGAACCATCGAGGGTGAACTCGATGATGAACTAGACAATTTCGGTGAAGATGAAGAGAAGAACTCCGAGTTGGTAGCCAAGATTGCGAACCGTTTGAAGCGCATGGAGGGAAACCTTCAGCACGACCTTGCCGAAAAAATCAAGGAAAGCCGTGAGGAAGCCGAGAAAAAGCGCAAGGAGAGAGAGGAAGAAGAAGCCAAGAAAAACAAGTCCAAGAAAGAAGAGGATGACGTACCTCAGTACATCAAGGATTTGCAGGACGAACTTATCAAACTCAAGAACGACCGCAAGCAGGAGCAGGCCGAGAGAGCGAAGCACGCTGTCATGGAGTCTGTGAAGAACGGCTTAAAGGAAAAGTTTGAAAGCGCAGGGATGAAGCTCAACAACTTCTTTGCCAAATCAGCCCTATCCAAGCTCGAAATCCCTGAAGAAGGTGCCGACGTCGCATCACTTGTGACAGAAGCCGAGAGGCTGTATAATGCGGACCTCAAAGAGGCTAACGTCGATATTGACAAACCACATAACGGCGGAGCAGAAAGTACACACAAGGAAGACGAGCATGAATGGGATGACGTGGCAAAAATTGTGAATAGAAACCGACCGACAGCCAAGTAAACAATAAGTCTAACTTTTAATTATTCAAGACATGACAGAACTTGATTTTTACCAGCAGAGGGTGCTTAATGCTGGCGTGTTCCACGGAACGACCCTCATTCAGGCTCATGGTGAGATTGGCGGCAGCCGCCATGTGTTCGTGAAGTTGCAGTCAAGCGCAAAGGGGGGCTTGGTATATCCTACCATCGGCGGCGTGATTGTCAACCCATTCAAGGGCAATGCCAAGATTTACGCAGGAGACCTTTTGGAGTATGACCCGGGCATTGACGGCGACAAGGGTGCTACCGTGAAAATCCTTAAGACTTACGAGGTGGCCAAGGCGGTCAATGCTGCCGCAGAGGTGCTTGTCAAGCGTGACGGATTCCGTCATATCCCATTTGTAGGCGACATCATCATGGTTGCTCCCAATAAGATTGACGGCACGGGCACGGGTGTAACTGTGACCGCAGTGGAGAAAACAACGGAGGCGTCGGAGGACGTGTGGAAGATCACTTTGAGCGCAGCCGTTACTGCTAAGCTCGGTGACGTGATGGTGGAAGCTACGGCTGCTACCGCAAGTGCCAAGCCCGTAGTGACCAACCCCAACTGCTTCGCCCCTTCTGATGCGGATTTTATCTACAACCCCGCCGCTACGACAGATGAGTTTGAGGGCGCACGCTACATGTACACCCCCTGCCTTGCCAATGCGGACACCGTACTCTACAAGAGCAAGATGTCGCCCGTTCCTGCAAGCATACTTGCGATGAACACAAGCAAGGTAAACGGTTGGTTCTCTCTTTAAGTTTCACTATTAATAGGATAACACATTATGGCAAAATTCAATTTCAACGATTCCCGTTACGCCAAGTTCTTTGCAGACCAGCAGAACGTGCGTTACTTGCAGTCGTTTTTAGATAAGAGTGCGCTGTTCCATACCAATTATGGATGGTACAAGACACAAGGTCGCAAGGCTATAGCCGAAACCCCCGTAAATGATGACGGAACCGCTGTTTTCATGGTAAAATCTCGCAAGTTGAAAGCCCCTAACCTGATGGACCTGCGTGCCCCTCTTGGTGACAGCAATCAGGGCGATGGAGCAGACGAGAAGTTCTACACAGCTTCAATCCCCGACTTTATCGGTGAGGGTATCGTAGAAACCGCCACCGAGCGAGATTACAAGGTTCGCTACTTTGAGGAGTTTGGCAATGATGCTGACATCATAGCCTCTTACGCAGACTTGCTGCAAGACCGCTTCAACGCAGTTGATGCGACGATGAACTTCATGACGGCGCAATTGATGAGTACCGCCAAGCTCGACTACTCGAAAATTGGTCGTGGTATTCGTCTGCCTCTGCATAAGGCAGACGTTCCTACCGAGAACTTCCTCAAAGCAGGAACCAAGGCATGGTCAGACCCTGCATGCGAACTGCTCACACAGATGCGTGTACTCGAGGAAAAGGTACGTCATGACATGGGAGACTACGGCGGTCCTATGGTATGGCAGATGACAAGCAACGACTTCCGCAATATCTTCCTGAAGAATAAGGAAGTACGTCAGTTTGTTTCTGACTATCGCAAACTGAATTTCCTCGCAGGAACCGAGAGCGTTCCTGTCGTAGCAAGCGAGTGGAACAAGGCGGTGGTAGACCTCGAAGGCGTAAGTCCTATTGAGATTGTGGTTGAGCAGGAGCACAACAAAACCCACGCTAAAGAAGAGGCAGTCAAGGGTTGGGCCGACGGAACTGTGGTTCTTCGTCCCGCAGGCGATGCCGTAGAGTTCGAGCACAAGCAAATCCTCGACGAGCGCATGATGAAGAAGTATGGCGCAAGCAGTATTTCCTCTGTTTTCGCACATGGAAACGATGGTCTGTCGCTTGTAGTAAACTCTACTCTTGACAACGGCAAGTTCAAGGAGTGGCACACAGACGTGATGCTCTCTGCATGCCCTGCCCTCGTGGAGTTCCCGAACCACTACATCATCGACATCACACAGCCGGGATAACGTAATAAGAATCGTACTTGTATGGAAGATAAGGTTATTGACACTTACACGGTAGAGGACTATATCATCAACAAGGTAAAGTTTGATGTTCCCACAGACGCGTTGAAAGCAATATTCGTTGACAGAGAGATAGACCCTTCTACGGCTGTTTCCGACTGTGATAAGGCTATCATGCGACTGGCTTACGCAGACTTGCTGAAATGGATGGTTCTCGGACCGAGTAAGGTCAATAACACTTCTGACGCTGATAACGGATGGTCACACTCGGCAGGTGGCTACCAGCTTACCGATGATGACATTGCCGAGCTGAAAATCGAAGCCAATGCCATATACAAGGAGCTGGAGCCAACTTCGGTGTTTGGCAAAAAGACGCGCTTTGTCATTAACAGCATGGGAGTGCAGAGAGCCAACACGGATGTGTGCGGCAATCCACTTCCTCACATTATCAGACGATGAGAAAGGAAAACATCAAAAACCCACGCTATCCGCACGCAATCAAGGTTGTGCGCATGACCACGGAACAAAAGCCCGTGGAGGGTGGCAACGTGGATGACGAGGACCCTTTTGCAGATGATGGTGATGATGCCACCAAGACCGAGCAGGTTGAGGAAGTGCTGTATGACGGCAAAGGGCGTGCCTTTACCGACACTACTACCAATGGTACGGAGAAAGTTGACGTAAACAAGCGGAAGGCTTCGATTCCTGTCAGATATGACAAATGGGAAGCTACCAAGAAGCCGCTTGACGGAGATACACTCTACGCTACCATAGGGAATAACACCGAGATTTGGCGAGTGCGTGACTGCGAAGCTGATAATGACAGGACTATCGTGTATTGTGAATTTGTAAGAGTGTAATTGTATGGCGGGAATTGTCAATTCGGACAGAATCTTCAAGCTGGTGCGCCAGAAGGCAGCATCGGCAATACTTGAAACTCTTTCAAATACTGCCGACAAGGTTCTTGCCGAGTTGCAAAATCTTTGGAAGGTGCATAATATCACGGGTAACTCGTTCACCGGCATTACGGTAGGCGTGTTTTACAAGGGCAGGTTGATGTATATGGCAGCGAACGGCGAGCGACAGAAGGGGCCTACACGCCCATCATTGAGGAAGGGCGAACGGTATAATCTCCCCGAGACTTATGACCATGAGCGAAGTAAGAACTTTAAGGGAACTTACGGCCACGGAGGTCAGTGGGGACCGACACTCGGCCCGTGGACGATGCGAAGACAACATCCTGCAAAGCGAAATACATGGGAGTTGATAATCCTCTGTCCGACAAGCTATGCGGAATTTGTTGTAAACATAGTCCGTTCCATGGCGGCTATCAGAGACGGACTTCCCCAAATGGTCGACTACTCCATCGTAAGGGTAGAAAATGCGCATTCCCAGACTTCGTTTATGGATGTTCCATTCTAAATACAAGTTGAAACTATGGTAAGTATTAAGACACTATACTACGGCATTGCGAGAGCAGTCAAGGGGATATGCGACAAGGGCTATTACCAAGATAGGCCTTCTTCCGTCGCAGACCGTCCCGGCAGCTACATTGTCATCAACTTCCCGTCGGCCATCTACAATAACGAGATTAGCGAGGATGGAAGGTATAGCGACTTTGAGACTACCGTACTGATAGAAATCTATATCAGGGACAAGATGAAAGCCGAGAACCCCGTTGAAATGGACTTGGTAACGATGGATGATAAAGTAAGCAAAGTTATGGCATTATTCCCCATATCCACAAAAGACTTTGTTTTAAAATCTCCAAGAGTGACCTTTCAGGCAAGCGACGGAAGCGGTTTCCACGTAACCATCATACAAGGACGATTAAGAACCAAATAAAAGATTGTTTAACTAATTAGGATAACACAACTATGGCAGCAATGAAAACCAAAATTGATTTGAAAGATGTCTTTAACGGTGTCAGCTCTCTGTTGTTCCAGAGCGCAGTCGTAGACCTTTCTCAAGCAAACATTAACCTATCTCCGGAGTACGACCTACCCGTGACGGTAGACACGTTGGAAATTACGCAGGACGACCCTACCATCAATCATTACAAAGTTATTGGTTTGGCTGGCGATTGGACTTCTTCAGCAGAAGTTGGTGAGACCAGCATTAAGTTCACTGTTCCCACCAAGAACACCGATGTCCTGAAGCTCGGCTGGGGTGCTGACGCAGTCAAGGATGTTACGGCAACTGTTGCAAATACTACAACACTTGACGGCACTTACAAGGGAGTTTCACTCAATAACAAAAAGCATAAGGTGACAGGTACGTTCGTGCTCGTGAACGAGGAAGAAACGGACATCATGGTAGTTACCAACGTAGCTCTTTACGCCAAGCCTTTGTACGACAATCCGGGCACAAACCCATTCGCTGTGGAGTTCTCGGGTACAATCGAGGGTGCCGGCACACCTTCCATGGCATGGCTGAAGAAGCAGCTTCCGGGTGGCTAAACATGTATTAGTTTCAGGTAAAAAGATTATGGATAACGCTAAGGGGTGGCAGGCAGTATAATAATGCCGCCGCCCCTTTTTCATTCGATAAAAGATTATGACAAAGGAAATCGAACAACCCGGGATTGAATTTCAAGAGATATTGGACGAAGTTCTGTCAGAAACACCAACAGAATATATTTTTCGTGGAAAGAAGAAAAAATTAGGGTGGCTCCACAACGGCACGACGAGAAAGTTCACGCATATAGAACTCACAGAGAAAAACGAGTGGAAAAAACGTATCAAGCAATGCGCCGTAGTACAGCTCAACAATGTATGGAAAATACGATTCTGTTATTGGTTTTTGTGGCGATATTACTACTACATTTTGGATTTGGATGTATGGGAAGTGTTGGGCGTGCTCAATACTGCTAAAAAAAAAATACAATCAGCAGCATTGCAGCTCACTACCATATTAGCGACCGCAATGACGGATGCGATGATGACGATGACAAAGAAAGAAGCCGGGCGTACCCAAGCAGAACAAGCTGGGGAGGGGGGCACAGCTTAGCTGAGAAGTTCGGTTTCCTTTTTGAGCGCAGGTTTGGTATCAGGGCCTATGACTATTGGTGGGGATATACGGCGGCACAGATAGACCTCATGGCCATAGACCAGCCCATTGTGGTATATCCGAAGGATAAGAGCAAGCAGAAGAATAATGGGCATACAGCGGAGGAAATGAATGCTATGGCCGACAACTATGCGAGAAAACACAAGTCAAGAGTAGGAAAACACATTTCTCTTGGCGATTATTTAGGGCAGGACATAAAAGAACACATTAAAGGATAACAGAGTATGGCAGGTGGTGATTTAGGAGGATTATTCTTCTCTTTAGACATAAAAGGCAACACATCGAAAGAGCTTGACAAGTTGATGACTAAATTCATCAACATGGACGCTTCCGTAAACAAGACAGCGGACAGCATTAAGAAACTTTCCGATAATATAAAGAAAATTGCAGGAGCAGACAAGAAATATCCTCATTTGTATCAGAATCTTGCAAAGGATGTAGATTCCTCTCTTGGGCGAATGGTCCGTCTCCGTTCGGAGATACGCAAAACATCGGAGGCTATTAATAATATCAAGGCTATCCCGAATTTTATGAATAACGGGAACTTGGTAGCATCGCTTAACAAACTGCAAGGGTATTTAAGGACACTTTCTTCTATTGATGGCAACAAAATTCTTGATGGCAATAGGGTTTCAGCAATATTCAGCAGCGGTTCTCGGATTATAACAGAAGCCAACAATGGCGTGAAAGCCTACAATTCTTCCATGAGGGAAAGTAGGGCCATAATAGAACAAAACACCCGTGCAACCAGAGACTTTGCAGCAGCTTTCAATCAGGCGCATGGTGCTGCAAGTAGGACATCAAAAGTAGTGAACGACTTAAAGTCAATGTTCCTGCAAGGCGGTTTAGTGTTCGGTGCGCAGCAGTTGTTCAATTCTATAGTGAAGACGGGTGGTGAAATTGCCCAACAGCATATTGCGCTCAACTCCATCATCGGTGACTTAAAGCAATCGAACGAGTTGTTTAATCAGATACAAGGCCTTGCCATCGAGTCACCTTTCACTCTTCGTGACTTGACAAAGGACGTAAAGCAACTTGCCGCTTTTGGAGTTGAGACAGACGCGCTTTATGATAAGACAAAGATGCTGGCCGACCTTTCTGCCGGTCTTGGCGTCTCATTTGAGCGGTTAGGATTGGCATACGGACAAGTGAAGGCAAGAAGCTGGCTTGATGGAAAGGAATTGCGTCAATTTGCCTATGCGGGTCTTCCCTTGTTGAAAGAGATAACAAACCTTTACAACAGAACAAACAAGGACGGCCGGAGTAACTATACCCAGAGTGAGGTAAAGGGCATGATTACCAAACGGCAGGTTTCTTTCGAGGATGTGGATGCTGTATTGCAAAAACTCACGGGAGAAGGAGGCAGGTTTCATGATATGCAAGCCGTCCTCACCAACACCCTGCTCGGACGTTATAATAAGCTGATTGATTCATGGGAAATCATGCTCGGTAAGTTTGCGGAAGGCAAGAGTGTTATAGGTGGAACCCTGTCTTTCGCCATAGACCGAGTGACGGACCTCGTACTGGCCCTTGACAAGATAAGTCCTGCCCTCATGTCGATGGCCGGTGTCAACATCCTTTCCCGACTTGCAGGATTGAACACGGGCAGAGGGATAACCAATAGTATGTTGGCCGCTAAACAGAGCCTTGCGGCCAAGTACCAAGAAAAAGCCATCACGCAGAGCCTTTCCAATGCGGAACAAGCCATTCTGCAAACAAAAAACAAGATAACATTCGCCGATTACAAGCAACTTGCTTCTGCTGGTGCGCTTAATCAGAAACTCCTCAACCAACTAAGAATCTCGGGGCAAATTACGAGAGAAGAATACAAGCAGCTTGCAGCCATGACGGGATTAGCTGCACAAGGTGGCCGATTTAAACTTGCCATGGGTGGTGTTGTGTCTTCTGTTGGTTCCGGTTTGAAGTCGTTAGGAAGTGGAATCATGGGGTTACTCGGTGGATGGCCGGGTATCATCCTGACAGCGGCAACGGGTATCTTTACCTATATCTACAATCGTAATCAGGAATTGAGCGACCGTATCAATCAAACTGCTGATGAAGTGGCCGATCGGTACAAAAACCTGAAAGACGCAACGAGTGCAGCCAAGCCTGACGAGCAGGGCCTACCCAATGCTATAGAGCAGATGAAGGCAGACTTGGAACAATACTCTGCCTTGAGCGGTACATTCTTTAAAGATATATTTGCAACCAATGAAAAAGGTGAGCAGATTTATGACCTGAGCACTCAATACGACAAGCTCTCACAAGCACTTGAAACAACCAAGGAATCATATCAGGAATTACAGAAAATCCGCAATAATACTTTCGATATTTTTGAGGAAGCAAACAAAGCTACTGACGATTTCGGCATAGACGATGATTTCAGGGGGAATTTCAGTGATTATGCAGCTTCATTGGCCAAATTAAAATCAGCCGAGAGCAATTTCCTGAAAAATAGGAAAGCTGTTGTCGCAGGACTTGAAAAAGCCAAAATGGCAGACCCAAGTTTCCGTGAAGAACTTGAAAGGCAGAAGGTAGCCGCAGAGGACTTGGTGGGTCAACTGAATATTTTGTATAGTTCAAGCCGCAATAAGAATGGGCTTTTAGAATGGAATCACCAAGCGGGACAAAGTGCTTTTCGTGGTTCTATGAGGGGCACGCAACCCTACCAAGAACTTACCGCCTATACCAATGCTCTTAAGAATGAGACCGAGAAGCGCAAAGACCTTTATGCTGACGCAGAGACATTTAGAAAGGATTTGCTCGTCAGGGCGCAAGCTGAATATGGCGAGGATGTATCTAAGTGGACGGCAGCTCAAAGGCAAGCGGTAGCAGAGGGTGCACAATCTTACATCATGTCAATTGAGGGAGTTGACAAGATGAGCAAGGAGAAGATTGCTGACCTCAGTAACTTCATCCTATCCGTGTTCGGCAGGACCATTCCCAAAATTACGGTTAACGACGCAGAGGCCATCAAGCAAGTGAGTGCCTTGCAGAACGAGTTGCAAGCCCTTGCGAAGACGTGGAACGTGAAAGTGAATATTGATGTAAGCAAAGTTGCTGACGCAAAGTCTTTGATACAACAAGCAAGAGAGAGATGGAAAGCCACAGAAGACGTTATTGCTAACGAATCGGCAATGGCCGGCAAAGCTATGCGACCAAACTCAACAGCAGCACAAGCTCAGGCGTATAAAGATGTAGAAAAAGCAAAGGAAGAAAAACGCTATTGGGAAGAAGTTGCAAAGCGTGAGGGTTTTTCTCTTACCGACCCGACCATGAACGGGAAGGTCTTTAAGGATAAGCATAGTCGAGATGGCCATAAAGCAGACAAGGAACTTGAAGCCCTGAAGAAGCGTGTCAGCCTATATAAGAAGTTCTACGAGGAATATAAGCAGAATGTAGAATTATATGGTAGTGGTGCGCTTGACAAGTTAAGAGCAGACGGCAACTTTGGCGAGGCGTTCGGTTGGAAACTCAGTGACTTGACGGACTATAATGCTTCGATGAAACAGCTTAGCGCTATGCTTAAGCAGACCACAAAGGATAGAAAGAGCTACGCCAATGAGATAAAAGCTGATATACAGACCGATACACGTAAGCGGGAAACAGAAGCTATCAAGCTATTCAATGATGAGTTAAAGACACAAATAGACCTTGTGGGCGAACAATACGACGCTTATAAGAAATTGGTATCTCTTACCGGTAATAAGGATATGGCCGCATCGTTCGCTTTTGGCGGGAAGATTGGCAGCAATACGATGCGTGGTTATCTGACTAACCGGATGAGTGAGGCCCTACGGACGGAAGAAGGTGGCAAGTATGCCAACAAGGATGCTCCGTCTGTTCTTGGCATGGATGAAAAGGATTTTAATAAGGAATTTGGAAAGTCGAGCCAAGCGTTCTCTGAAATATATAAGGCTTACAAGAACAACGAAAACAAGGTGCAAAAAGAATCCCTTGACCTCGTGACGAGGATGATAGAGAAAAATCGCACCTTGGAGCAACAACTTGAAGCCGAGAATCAACAGTATAGAGACCAACTAAAGCTGATAGAATCTTCTAATGCGACCGAAGAACACAAAACAGAAGCACGCAAAGGTTTAGCTAAGCAGCACGACGAGAATACGAGTAGTATTAAGTTTGACATCTTCAAGCGTGATAGCGACTGGGTGACAATCTTCGACAACCTTGACCGTGTGTCTTCTACCACCATTAACGGGATGATAAAGCGGATTGACGAGTTTTCTCGTACCACCGGGCTAAGTGTGGAAGAAGTGAAGCGACTTCGTGACGCATTGGAGAAGTTACAAGCAGAGCAGGCAGAACGCAATCCATTCGCAGCGATAAGGAGTGGTGCTGGGAAGATGAAGCAGTGGCAGGCAATCCTTGATGGTATGGGGGAAGGCAAAGATGCTACGTTTGTTGTCAACCGAGCCACAGCACGGGATTATGGACTTAACTGGGATGATTACAAAGACAAATCGCTCAAAGAGAGGACGCTTACCCGTGGGCAGGTTGAAACAAACGTATCGCAGGGGTATGACGATATGTCTAAGGGAGTAGATGGTGTCATCACCGCATTCAAAGACCTTAACGACGTGTTGGAGCCAGCCATCGGTCTGTTTGAAGCCTTGGGAAACAAAGGAATTTCCAAAGGTTTCGATATTGCCCAAAATGGTATCGGTGCTGCTGGGGGAATGATGGGCAATTTCGGCACACTTGGGAAAGTGGCAGAGGGCTTAAAGCTGGATGGAGTCAGCAAGGTATTGAGTAACGCAGGCCCTTACGGCGCAGCAGCAGCAGCGGCATTAAGTGTAGGAAGCAGCGTTGTAGGATTATTGAATAATAACGCCGAAAAACGCTGGCGTAGACTTGACGCACAGATGCAACGTACGGTAAGCGTACTTGGTGACATCAATGGCAGTCTTGAAAAGAGCGTTGCGCTTACGAATGGCTCCAAATCGCAGGACGCAGGCGATCAGCTCATAGATAATCTCAACAAACAGATAGATGTTACCAAAGTCACAGCCCAAGAGAGACTCAATATTAAAAAGTTGTTCGGCCGCCACATGTATCGTAATATAGAACGTGGCGAAAAGGGCTACGGTTACGACGGAAAAACATGGGACAGCGAAGCAAGGAATATTAACGCCGCCCTTGTGGCAAGCGGCGCAGAACATCGGTACGAAGGGATAAGGAGCTTACTCAATATGACCGGGGAGGAGCTTCAAACCATTAAGAGCGCTGAAGCAGGCCTATGGGCTAATCTTGATGAAGACTTTAAGAAATACTTGGATAGCATTATTAAATACAACCAAGAGATTGAAGAAGCCAAGATTAAGATTTCTGAATCAATGACAGATTTGAGCGTTGACAACTTGAAATCAGAATGGGCCGACCTACTCGATGATTTGGATTCTGACAACGATGATTTCTCTAAAAGTTTTGAGAAGCACCTTCGTAAAGCTATTCTCAACGGAATGGTTGCGAACGTATATGGTAAGCAGATAGAAGGACTTGTTTCCAAAGCGTCTGAAATAGCAAGTAACAAAAAAGGAAAGTATCTTGCCAAGGACGGGAGTATAAAAACACATACGGGTGGTGATGATTCTTTCGATGTACAAAATGAGATAACTCCCGAGGAACAAGCCGAGGCACAAGCGTTAAGAAAGGATATTACTGACGGCATGCTAAAACTACGGGACATTGATAAGCAACTTTACCAATGGGACGACAACAGTAATTCCAAGGCTGGTGCGAATATCAAGGGGATAACAGAAACACAAGCAGACCTTTTGGCATCGTATTTGAACGCCATACGTCTTGATGTCTCTGTTGATAGGCCGAATATCCAAAAGATAGCTGATGCGGTAGCTGTTATGCCAAAAATGAGTAACATTGCTCAATCGCAGTTGACGGCATTGCAAGCAATCTCTCGGAACACCCTGCGCAATGCCGATGCGGCGGAGCAGATGTTGTCTTTAATGAATGCGGTGACACTCGGACAAAAGAAATGGTATGTGTGTTGATAAACAACAAGAGGGTGTATTAGTCACACCCTCTTGCTATTTCACTTTTTCGTTTATTGTATTTCTTTTTAGATGATTTCGTCATTTCAAGATTTATTTTTTTTATCAAAGTGTCAGGTTCCACTTCTCTCATACCAAAAACATATCCATCGTACATATTGCCAAAGAAATTATCTTTGTGCAATGTTTGCTTAAGTTCGCACCCAAGATTTGAAAAGTAATCTATAACATCTTGATTATCCCCAAAATGTTTGTTCTTTCCCGTCTTTTTATCTATTACATTATAATTAAGGCCTTGGAATCTCACAGTGACAACTAAATGCGTAAATTTTGATGCAGAAGAGGTTGTAAACGTACAATCTTTAGTTTGTGCAAAAGTGTAGACCGCAAAGAACATAGTTACAAAAAGGAATAAATACTTCTTCATAATTTTAATGTTTTTGGTTTAACGAATATTAGCCATTTGCCGTTTCTTCTGTCATAGGTTTAAGGAATTTTGGTCGTAAACTCCGCTCACCATCCTTAAACTTGACAACGTATGCTCCTGTTCTTTTTTCTTTGCCGACTATTATACCATCTCCGAATGTAGCATGGGTTACTTTCTCTCCATCTTTAAACTCTGGCTCTTTCACGAGCTTTCGGTTAATTTCAGAGTCGAGTTCCTTCATTATGGATTTTGTTTGCTTGAAAGCATCCTTGTCAACAGGCCCATCCATCTCTAATAGGTTCTTTTTGATTTCAAGAATGAATCGTGATGGGGTCTTATCTCTCTTTGTAGAGAAGTTATAACCTCCGCTATCGGTAAGAAACAAGCGTTTCTCCGCTCTTGTGATAGCTACATACATGAGCCTACGTTCTTCTTCCTCACCCGTTTTCCTTCTCTCTCGAATAGTTCTGTGGCTTGGGAATATGCCTTCGGTCAATCCGCAGACGAACACGTATGGAAATTCAAGTCCTTTCGCTTGATGTATGGTCATTAGTTTAATGGTCTTTTCATCCTTCTTGTAGTCCGCATTGGTGTAAAGGGCTATATCCTGCAAATAGGTGGTCAACGAAATATCCTCGTTCTCATTCACCTGCTCGTAGTATTTGATTGAGTTGAGTAACTCCCCGACATTCTCCAGCCTTTCTGCTTTCGGGTCTTCACGCAACTCTTGCATGATACCCATTTCTTTAAGGATGTGGTCGAGCAGGTTCGATATGGACTGTGTGTCCTTGATATTAGAACATTCGTTTATAAAGTCAACAAAGTCGTGCAGGGGTTTCTTATTGAAGTCCTTATTCTTCTTATGCTTCTGCAATGCCTCAAATAGAGTGCAGCCCTCAGCAGAAACTATTTCCCTCAATTTCCTCATCGAGGCGTTGCCGAACTTACGTGATGGATAGTTGATGATTCTTTGGAAGGACAAGTCGTCTTTATACTCAACCATCCTGAGATAGCCAAGCGCATCCTTGATTTCCTTGCGTTCAAAAAAGCGTATTCCACCCCATATAGTATATGGGAGTTTTCTCTTCATCAAGGCTTGTTCCACAAATCTTGAAAGGTATGACGCTCGATAGAGAATAGCTATGTCATCATAGTTTTTCTTTTCTTTCGTCAACAATTCTATCTGCTCAGCTATATATGCGCCCTCACCATCTTCATTCAATGCGTGGTGATATATTGGAGCTTTGTCCTTGTCTATCTTTGTGATTAGATTTTTCTTTATTCTCATCTTGTTGTGGCTGATGACCGAGTTTGCCACTTTGAGAATATTCGGGGTAGACCTGTAATTTTGGTTGAGAATAACATCCTTGTCGCTCTTGAATGTTACGAAATAATCAGGCTTTGCACCTCTCCATTCATATATGGCTTGGTCCGGGTCGCCAACAATGAAAAGATTTCGATGCTTCTTTGCAAGAATTTCTACAAGTTCCCAATCGTGCTTATTGCAGTCTTGCGTTTCGTCAACCATAATGTAATTGAATTGGTTAGCCCAATACTCCCTTGCTTCCTTGAAATTATCAAGAATGTATATTGCAAACAGGATAAGGTCGTCAAAATCGAGTGAGAAACTCTTTTGTTGGTATTGTATGTACCGTATATTCTCATTCATACCCTTGGGGTTTACCTTTGCGCCGGGAAGAATAACATCTCGAATATATGGTGTCCTATATTTATATATGCGCACACCTTCCAAGAATTGTTTTGCCGTTGTTGCCTTTCTGTCTAAGCCCATTTCTTCCATAACCGCCTTAGCAAGGGTCAATCCATCTTCGACATCCATAATTTGAAAGTTGGAAGGGTATCCGATGCGATATATTTCCTTGCGCAGTATCTTGACACACAGACCGTGAAAGGTGCAGATGAAATCGTTTACGTTATACAAAGGTGTCAACGCACCGATTCGCTTTTTCATTTCCTGCGCAGCCTTATTGGTGAAGGTGATGCAAAGGATATTAGAGGGGTGTATTCCGATTTCTTCCACAAGGTAGGCGAAACGATGGCTCAGAACCTTAGTCTTGCCGGAGCCTGCCCCGGCAACAACTCTGATTCTTCCGTCAAGGCTTTTTACAGCCTCTATCTGCTTATCATTTAATCCGCCATATAAATCCATAGACTATCGGTTTTTAGATATAACACAAAGGTACGTAATATCCATATTGCCTTTTATAGAAACTCTGTTAATCTTTTCAAATATTCTAAGATTCCGCTCATAGAAATAGCACAATATGCCACATTATACCTAAATTTGCCACGTTGCAACTAAAAAACAAGGATGATTTATGAGTGAGAATTTCACGGCAAAAGACATACTGAAAAAGAAGGGCTATAATATTAAACTAAAGTTTAATATAGAGGCTTGCATAAGGGCTATAAGTGAATGGTTCCAAGAAAACGACGTGGAAAGCTGCCTAATGCTCGTGCCATATCATTTTGCCAGACTTGCAGGAGAATACCCCGATGGTTTTGCGGATGTGGCGGAAGCGGCAAACTTGTTTGTTAACGAGCGGATGAGCAGGGTTGTTCCTATGGGTTCTGGTGGACTGCCTTTCTTTGTGGATAAGAACAATTTAGACGATGTTGTCAAGATTTTACAGGACAACTATGGGTTTCAAGTAGAAAAATACAAGAAAGGTACATATTTGGTTTCGTTGATATGATGTATCATTGTAATCTTTGCGGTAAAAATATTGATGATGATGCTGATGGAATCTATAACCACTTAAAACAATATCATGGAATTTCGACTCAAAGAATTGTAAGGCTCGACAAGTATATGTACCCTTTAGGCATAACAGAGTTACCTTCGATACGGGATTTCAAGCGTGTAGGCTATACGGACAAGTTTTGGAAAAAAGCAATCGAAACGGGGAAATTAATAAGTGTAAAGTACCATTTATCACAACGATGTCAAAGGTGTAATGCTGCATCGTATGTAGGTAATCTTGTCCGAACGCATAGAGGTCTATTTTTTGTCTGCAATGACTGCTGCATAATTCTAAAAAGACATCAATAATCACAGCGAAGCTGATTGGTCCCGCTTTTTGTATAGAGTGAAGTATGCTTTTCTATGACTTTATTTTCTTGAAATAATATGTGATGACAATAACAAGAAGGCCTAAAACATTCGCAGTGGTTGTCCCCAACAGTGTTATCAAAACAGTATCGCTAAGATGAAAGTTATTGTACGTAATACCCGATAGCACAAGAATGAAAAACACACCGAGCATGTAAAGGCTTGCAAAGTTGTATATTTTATCACTAAAAGACTTACGAAACACTCTATCTTGCCTAATATCTTTTATCCGCTCCCTTTTTATCGCATCTTCCATCGTACTACTCTTCTCGGACACCCTACTCTCTACTTTTCTTTCTTCTGATGGTGCTTGGCGGCTTAGCTCTGTGAGCTTTGAAATTATCTCCTCGTAGTTCATACGTCCTTTGATTCAATAATTTTTTCAATTAGATAAGAATAGTATGCCTTCGTGTATTCATCCGGTATTGGTAAATTTTGCCCTGCCTTATATACTTTCGCCCAAGGTGTTCCCACACCGTGCATAAGGGTAACAAGCTCATTATCACTGTAGCCTCGGTATCTGTCCCATACAACGCCACACACTTGCCTTTCCCTTTCATCTTTCAAAGCCGGCTCCACAATAGTAGGTACCCCATCGTTCTCTCCTTCAAAAATAGTGGTTCTTTCTGTAATAGGATTATTACCAAAATGTTTAAACGAATGATACACTGATGGGATAACCGGCCCATATTTCCATGCCTCGACTTTATTAAATCGAGGATTCAATGCCGAGTAACCAAGTATGGCCAGCATATACCCATGCGCAATATACACGAGCTTCATCAACTTCAGTGGTTTTATAGGCTCTCCATCTCTCCTCGCCAAATCGATGAAATAGTTGGCTATTGCCAAAGCGTCTTCGTTCATAATCAGAAAGTTTATCGTTTACACCGCAAAAATAGCGAATTTTATACAATATTACAAGTATATGGGATTAGACGAATGATAAAATGTATAATTAATTAACATTTGCCGTGCATGCTTTATAAATATCGGGGCTATATCAAGTCCAAGCTCACCGGCTTTAATTTCGGCTAAAACAGAGTTAACAGAGCAGCCTTCAATAAACTTAGAAAGCTAAATAGCACTCACAGCTATTAAACCAAGAGTTTTCTTAAGAACAAAAAAAGACAGAACGCATATTTATTTGGCAAAAATTGTATATTTATACAAATACTCGTATATTTGCAGTATAAATATTCTATTCTATGAATTATGAGAAGGTATATATTCAGAAGATAAAGGATGGCTCCACAATAAAGGAAACCATAGCCGACTTTGACATCTATTGCTCTGCCATGCCTTTCAAATTGTATGCCGAGGCTAAAGAGCCAAGCAAACGGGAATGGCAGGACGAGCATGGGGATGATGAATATATCCCTGCGGATGGACTAAAGATGAAAGCCTACTTCATGGACGTAGAGTTTTGTTGCAAGGGCGACAAATTCTCTACTAATGAGAAAATAAACAACTTCATTAAGTATGTTACCGGAATGGATGGAAGTGGTGCGGAAATGAAAATGTATTGTACATGGACTAAGATAGGCAGGCAAAGAATCCGTTTCGATAAGCTGAATGACGACGCCAAGTTAATAAGGGACGACGAGGAAGGCGATATTCTCATATTCAAGATAACATTTAAGGTAAATGACCCTATAACGGATATTAAACCTATAATAGAAAATGATAAGGTAATAAGATTAGGATAACACAAAGGGGATGGAAGAATTAAGAATATATCACGCTAACGGAACTGTTCTCACGGATGAGAATGGGAGCGAGGTAACAACCAAAGAGCTTGAATATAACGGTTCTTGGATGGGAGAATGCTTCGTTGTGGTAAGTT